ATAATATTATTAGTATTATATTTATATTATGCTTCTTCTTTTAAAACAGTCTTCTTTGCCCCCGGGGACTTTTCAGTAGGTTGACTACTGCCAGGCGGATGTTTGCTCTCCGTCGAGTTGGCTTAATATACTCGAGTGTTTAAATGCTTAATAAAAAAAATGCGAAGGCCGACCCCCTCAAACGGACCTAAAAGGTAAAGCTATGTGACTAGTAGCACAGAACCAGGGTTCCTTACTAGCGCTTTGTTTACCAGTGCCTCTATAGTATACACTTTCTTTTCCAAAGTAACAAGTTTATGTAAAATTTTTTATGTATAATAGGAAGATACAATTTATCAGAAGGGTTTCTCCACGTGGCTAGAACAGAATCATTATTCCTCTCACAAGAACAAGAGGCGTACCTTGCTTGGCTGCTGACCCCTGATGACTCTAGAACCCCTGGCACAAAGAAGGCTTGGGCTGAAGAACATGAAGTCCATATTAACACACTTGGCACATGGGAAAAGAAAAAACAGTTTATAGAGCGTTGGAAACTTGGCGTAGAAGGATTAAGTCAAAGCCCTGAAAGAACTCAAAAGCTCCTTGATGCCATCTACATTAAAGGAATCTCTGGTGACACCAAGAGTGCCGAACTTTATTTAAAGGCTACTGGTTACATCCAACAGTCACAGACTCTTAATATTAAAACTGAGACTTCAGTTAAAGAATTAACCGATGCCGAATTGCAAGCAGCTATATTAGAAATAAGTCAGAATCAGACTAAGAAGGTAAGTGTGCTTCCTACGATGTCAATTGAAAAGGTTGGTAATTAAACGTGAGAGCAGTCTGGACCGCCCCTGGCAATGATGTCATTCAGGGGAACAGCAACGTACTGATTTCCCGTATGATGAATACTCTTAAAAGAGAGTTGCAGAATCAGCAGGACCAATTGCTCGTTGACCACCAAGATGAAACAATTGTTGATGGCGGCGCATCAGCATCAATCATGTTTCACTATTTGATTAATCCTACCTTTATTGATAACACTGCAAATTTAACAACAACTCTTTATCATTTCGATGCCAATGAGGGTGATATGGGCACTGCCAATTGGGTGCTAGACCAAAGAAGAGACTTTATCCAGAGAAGAGGTTATTAACCCATGGCTGTTTTAGTACAACTTCGTAGAGATACCCAGGCTAACTGGTATAATTATAATCCAATTTTGATGTCCGGCGAAATCGGCATTTGTTTAGATGCTGGTCCTCCTCAAGTTATACCTGCTACTGGTCCTGCCACAGCAACAGCTCCTGGTCCTGGAATTAAGATTGGTGATGGTACCACTAACTGGAATAATCTAGCATGGGTTTTGACTGGTCCAACAGGAGCAACAGGTTTGTCTGGTCCTACAGGTCCAACAGGTTACACGGGACCTACAGGATATACTGGTGCTGCATCTACCGTAACTGGCCCAACAGGTTACACTGGATATACGGGACCAACAGGTCCTACAGGTTATACTGGTTTCACAGGACCAACTGGCTATACGGGCTACACAGGTTTCACGGGCCCTACAGGCCCTACAGGCTTCACTGGTGCCACTGGAGCAACAGGTGCTGGACAGTTTATTGTTTCTGAAACAGCTCCAACAGGTGCAGGTGCAACTGATGTTTGGTACAACTCAACTAATGGTAGAACGTATCTTAATTATCAAGATGTTAATGGACTTCAATGGGCTGAGTTTGGTAACTCTAACTTAGGACCTACTGGTTACACAGGTCCAACAGGTTACACAGGCCCAACTGGATTTACTGGTCCTGGTATTACAGGTCCTACAGGTTTTACTGGACCTACTGGTTACACAGGTCCTACTGGTTACACAGGCTTTACTGGTCCTACAGGATATACGGGTTATACAGGATTCACAGGACCTACTGGTTACACGGGTTATACGGGACCAGCAATTACAGGTCCTACAGGTCCTGGCGTTACAGGCCCAACAGGATATACAGGCCCAACGGGTTTGACAGGTCCTACTGGCCCAACAGGTGCTGCATCAACTGTGACAGGACCAACAGGATTTACGGGTCCTACGGGTCCAGCCATTACTGGTCCTACAGGACCTGGAGTAACTGGTCCAACAGGATATACGGGCCCAACAGGTCCAGCTATTACGGGACCAACTGGTTACACTGGTCCAGCCATAACAGGCCCTACAGGTTATACGGGTTATACTGGCCCAGCTATAACTGGACCTACAGGGCCAACGGGTTATACAGGACCTACGGGTTACACTGGATACACAGGCCCAGCAATTACTGGACCTACTGGGTATACAGGTTATACTGGTCCAACTGGTTATACAGGTTATACAGGCCCAGCTATAACTGGCCCGACTGGTCCTACAGGTTACACGGGACCTACTGGCTACACTGGTTACACGGGTTACACAGGTTACACTGGACCTACGGGAATGTTCGTAGTTTCAGATACTCCACCATCAACTCCACAAGATGGAGAAACTTGGTACGATTCATCAACTGGTAGAAGCTTTGTTTATTATGATGATGGAACTAGTTCACAGTGGGTTGAGTTTGGTCAAGCAAACGTAGGCCCAACTGGTCCAACTGGATATACTGGCCCTACTGGTCCAACAGGTTACACTGGCTACACTGGGTTTACTGGCTACACTGGTTACACTGGTCCATCAATTACAGGCCCTACTGGTGCACAAGGAGTTACTGGTCCAACAGGGCCTACTGGAATCACAGGTCCAACAGGTTCACAAGGAGTAACAGGAGCAACTGGAGCATCTGGTCAGTGGGATACCGCGCAAGTAATCAATACGCAAACAGGAACAACTTATACTGTAGCAAATAGTGACGCTGGAAAACTGGTAACACTGTCAAATGCCGCATCAATAACTGCTACTGTTAATACTTCAACTGCATTAGCTGCTGGACAACGAATTGACTTTGCTCAACTCGGTGCTGGTCAAGTAACAATTGCTGCATCAAGCGTAACGATTAACGGAACACCAGGACTTAAGTTCCGCGCACAATACTCAGTTGCTACATTGCTGTGCTTGTCATCAAATAATTACTTATTACTTGGAGACTTGTCAGTCTAATGCCATCAACGTCTGGAGTCGTCGCTTCTGCAAATAGAAGTTTGGAAATTGCGTGGCTTACTACTGTAGCTGCTGATAATCCATTTGGTTGGTGGAAGTGTAATGACGCAGGTCCTACTGATGTTAATAATATTGGAAGTTCTGCAATTGATTTAAATACTCAAAATATGTATTTTGCTGCAGCTAATGGAACAATAAATTGGCAACAAACTGGAATTGTAAATTATTCTGGCAATAAAGGTATTTATACAACAGACGACGGTGCATATTATTTCCCATGCATTTATTTGGGTGGAAATCAATATTTAAATGAACCTTTTGGTAGAGATATTAATAACGCCAATGCATTTACAATGGAATGCATAATAAAACTTGGAGATAATACAAGTAGATTTACTTATGGTAGACAAGAAGCTAATGCACTTGGTTGGGGAATGTTAATTACACAAACTAGCGGTAAATTTTATGTAACTGCATGGGTAGGAAACTTGTTTGATATTGGAGTAGATGGTGATACTGGTGTGACAATTGATTATAATAAATGGTACCATATTGTTTATACTTACGAATCAACTAGGTCTAGATTGTATATTAATGGCACATTGAAATTAGAAAAAACATTTGCTTCATATACTTGGCCGCAATATTATCCAGTAGGTAAACAAGATAAAATATCATTAATTTCTTCTTATCCACAAAATTCATTTATTGGTGGAACATACGACCCAACTATCAATGCATCATTTGATGAATTAGTTATGTACAAATCTACATTAAGTTATACGCAAGCTGCTGAGCACGCATTTGCTTCAGGCGTTTTAAATCAATAACAAGGAGTAATGATGATTAACTTTCCAAGCTCACCAGTAAACGGACAAGTATTTACTGCCGGCGATTTTTCATGGGTATGGGATTCAACGCCAGGTGTATGGGTTCTTCAAGAACAAGTTGTAACAGGTCCTACGGGCCCAACTGGTCCAAGTGGTTTAGCACCAGATACATTTGTAGATACAGTATCACCATACAACGTAGGTATGGGTTCTCAAGCAATGAATGGAACCTCTCCTGCTGGTTTAAACAACGTTGCAATAGGTCGCCAAGCAGGAAAAGCATTAACATCTGGTTCTAATAACGTAGCAATAGGTTTAGAAGCTTTAAGTTTAAATGCAACTGGAACTGATGCTGTAGCAATTGGAAATCTTGCTGGTCGCGGAACTACAGGAGGTGGAATTGTTGCAATTGGTTATTGGGCAATGAAATCAAACTCAACTGGTGGCGATACAGCAATCGGTTATGCCGCAATGTATTCAAACTCAACTGGAACAAATAACGTAGCTATTGGTGGTTATGCTTTAAGGTCTAACGTAACAGCAAACAGAAATACTGCTGTTGGTTATTATGCATTGAACGTAAGCGTTGCAGATAACAACACTGCAGTTGGAGCTTTAGCTTCATACAGCATTACAACTGGAACTCAAAATACTGCACTTGGAGCAAATGCTGGTAGAGGAACTACAACTGGTAGCAATAATACTTATATTGGATATTATGCAACTCCTCCAGCCGGCAATACAAGCAATAGCTTTACATTAGGAAATAACTCTGTAACAAACCTTCGTTGCAATGACACTACAATATCTTCATTGTCAGATGCTAGAGATAAATCAAATATACAAAATATTCCATTAGGATTAGATTATATTAAAGCATTGCGTCCAGTTATGTTTGATTGGACTCGCCGTGATGAAAGCTTCGAAGGAAGAAAAGACTTTGGATTTATTGCACAAGAGTTAGATATAGTTCAAGAAACATTTGGATACGAAGAATATACAAGACTAGTTCATAAGGACAATCCTGAAAAATTGGAAGCGGACCCAATGAAAACTTATCCTATATTAGTAAAGGCAGTACAAGAATTAGCAGCACAAGTCGCAGAACTTCAAAGTAGAGTAGGTAACTAATGGCAGCGATAGATTTTCCAAGTTCACCAGTTAATGGTCAGATATTTTCTGCTGGCGATTTTACCTGGGTTTATAGTACATCAGTTGGTGGTTGGAACTTAGTAACCACTACAACAACAGGTCCTACTGGAGCCACTGGCGCGACTGGAGCTACAGGTCCTGGTGGCACTGGCCCTACAGGTCCTACAGGTGCAGGAGCAACTGGCGCTACAGGACCTACTGGTAGAACGGGTCCTACTGGTCCTGCATCTACAGTAACAGGACCCACAGGTCCTGCAGGTGTAACAGGAGCTACTGGTCCGACTGGCTATACAGGATATACTGGTCCTGTTTCTACAATTACTGGACCTACAGGTGCTACAGGTCCAACTGGTGACACTGGACCTACGGGTGCTACTGGAGCTAACTCAACCGTTACAGGTCCTACGGGACCAACTGGTGCACAAGGTGACACTGGTCCAACTGGTCCAACTGGTCAAACAGGCGCAGCGTCTACAGTAACAGGACCAACAGGAGCTACAGGTGCTACAGGTTCTACTGGAGCAACAGGTGCGACTGGTTATACAGGCCCAGCAGCCAATAATCTATACACTAATGGTGCATCAAACTATAGCACTGCACTTGGTGTTAATGCTGGTAACCAAGCAACTGGCCCGACAGGTTCAGCTAACGCAAACTTTAACACTGCTATAGGCGCTGACGCATTAGCTGCTGTTACCACTGGTGACCAAAATACAACAGTTGGTTTTGGTTCTGGACGATTAATCACAACTGGAAGTAATAATTTACTTTTTGGTACTGGCGCAGGAGGAAAAATTACTACTGGAAGTAGTAACTTAGCAATTGGTAACTCCGCATTATCTAATGTTGTAACAGCTAACTATAACACTGCTATTGGTGCACAAGCAATGCAAGATGCAACTGGTGGAGACAACAACGTAGCAATTGGTAACGCTGCATTGTTTAATAATACTACTGGTCAAGGTAACGTTGCAATTGGTTCTGGTGCTTTAAGTAACAATACTACTGGGGGTAGCAACTTTGCAATTGGCGCTGGCGCATTATCATCAAACACAACCGCTAATCAACAATTTGCTATTGGCGCTAATTCATTACAAAGTTCAACATTAGTTACAACTGGTCTTTTAGCTAACTTTGCAGTTGGTACTGGAGCATTAAAAGCTTTAACAACTGGCGAAAGAAACATGGCTGTTGGTTATTATGCAATGGCTTATTCAACAACTGCTGAAAGATGTATGGCAATTGGTCGCTATGCATTAGGTTTAAACAATGGAACTAGAAACTTAGCCATTGGTAGCGTTGCAGCGTATTGCAATACAAACGGTAATGAAAACGTAGCAGTTGGTGTATGGTCATATTATAACGGAACTACTGGTAACGGCAACACTGCAATTGGATTCGCCGCACTATCAAGATGGGAAGTAACCAATGCTTATTATTTTAATGGAAGTACTGGAAACTATAATACTGCAATAGGTGCTTACTCATCATGGGATAATCAAGCTGGTGCTGGAAACACATCACTTGGCTACAACGCTGGCTATAATATTTCTAGTGGAAATAATAACGTAGCAATTGGTTATAACTCTGGAAACAGCGGAACTAATAACTTAACAACTGGTTCTAATAATATTATACTTGGTTATAACGCAGCTGCAACATCTGCATCTGTATCTAATCAGATAACATTAGGTAACGCTTCAGTTACAAACTTTAGAGTTCCTGGTGTTGGATTTGATATCGATACAAGTCGCGCATCAATCACTGGTTATTCTAAAGTTTCTAAATACAATGCAACAACTGCACCAGTAGTAAAGACAGCAGACTTTACTTTAGCTGATACTGAAAACTGGATTGTTAACAACGCATCTGTTGATATTGTGGTAACATTGCCATCTGGCTCTGCACATATAGGGCGCGCAGTAACAATCATTAACTGGACTAATCATTCCGTTTCGTCAGCATCGTCAAATGTTTATCCTCATAATGATGGTACATTGGGAACAGTAATTAATGCTGGAAGCGATGGCAGATTCAGTACTATAGTGTATGATGGTACCAATTGGTATATAATGGCAACAAACGCATAAATAAACTACGAAGGAAAACAAATGAAGGAAATATTTTTTTTAGCTGGGCTTCAACGCTCAGGTGCAACGATATTAAGTTCAATCTTAAATCAGAATCCAGACTTGTGGGTTTCGCCGGCAAGTCCAATGTTACAAATGATGATTAATGCTACACAAACATTTGATTCATTTGAACATAAAGATTATGACAGAGGCAACGCAATATCTAATGCAATTGCCGCAATACCACAAAACTTTTATTATGATAAACAAGCTAACTATATCATTGACAAGAACCTTAATTGGACATCAGCCAATGGCGTAGAAGTAGCTTATCGTTATGTAAATTCAAATATTAAAATAATATGCCCAGTAAGAGATGTACTTGATATTTTAGTTTCATTTGACACAATTATTAATGCTCATCCTGAATCACAGCAGAATGCTTTAATGGATAAAGAAGTTTTATTAGAAACATTTCCAGATAAGCCAATGGCTGATAGAAGAGCAGATTGGTTAATGAAGTTTGGTAATGATATAATGGGATGTTTAAATAACATGAAGCATGCAATGAATCCAGAATATAGACACTTGTTTCATTTTGTTGAATATGATAATTTTATAAACAACCCAGAAAAAGAGATTAATAAAATATATGACTTCTTGGAAATTAAGAAATACAATCATGAATTTGAAAATATTGAAGACAGCTCAGGTATCTCTGAAAACAGTCTTACAGGCATTAAGAATCTACACAAAATAAGACCAAAATTAGAAAAGAAATCTCGTAGACCAGAAGACGTGTTCTTGCCAGAGACACTAAGACGTTATTCAGGATTGGAATTCTGGAGAAATATTTAATGGAATTAAATAGTTTACTTAACGAATGGAATTTCCGTAAGTGCCGTGGTCCAGAAAACGCAACACCAGCAGAACTAGCAGAAGCATTTGCTTTCTTCTGTGAAAACTATGCTTATATTAAACACCCTAACCAAGGACGTATTCCTTTTGTTTTGAGGGACGCGCAAAAAGAAACTGTTAAAGCATGGTTAAGTGACAGATATACAATAGTGTTAAAGGCACGTCAGATTGGATTCTCCACACTGGCTGCAGCTTATTCTTTCTGGATTACTTTCTTTTGGCCAGACAGATTCGTGGTCATGCTTTCAAAGACTGAACGTGAAGCTACAAAACTTTTACAAAAAGCAAAGTATATTTATAAATTTATACCTGACTGGATGAGACTATCTGGTCCAGAGATGCTACAAAACAACGTTCTTAAGATGTCGTTTAGTAATGATTCCGTGATTGAATCAATGCCATCAGCTAACGAGCCTGCTCGTGGTGAATCCGTATACTTGGCTATAATCGACGAGATGGCGTTCTTGCCTAACCCTGAAGAAGCCTGGGCATCTATTGAACCTATTGCTGACGTAGGTGGTCGAGTAATTTGTTTGTCTACTGCCAAGGGTGAAGGTAATATATTCTTTAATTTGTGGCATGGGTCACAGACTGGCACCAACCGTTTCCGTGGAATCTTCTTTCCATGGTCGGCATCAGGACGTGACCAAGCTTGGTATGACGCTCAAGCCGCAGAACTACCAATATGGCAATTACACCAAGAGTACCCATCAAATCCTGAGGAAGCTTT